ATTCGAAAAGAGTATATCTAAAAGATACGTCGGCCTGTAAATATTCGACGTCGGTTGATTGAGAATTAAACTCAACAGTTGAAAGGGAAGTTGGAAATATTTCTTGGAATTTTACAGTTTTTACCATATTGTTATGAGAACTCATAATTAATAGACTAGCATCATACTTATAATCTTCGGCATCTTTCTTATTAATTATATTATGCATCCAATCAAAAAGCTCTAGATAATTTTCCATATTCTCAGTTATATTAAATCTTATTGCAAGATCATCAAAAACCATTCTATCTCCGGTCTGAGCCAGATTAACTCCTCTATAAGGAACTTGAACTTCAGATAAACTAATACCAGGAAATGTTATTTGAGTACAAAAATACTCTAGATTTGCAAAGTTAATTTGATCTATTTTAAAGGTAAATCCTACTGGACTTAAAAAATTCTTATTAGCTGTTAGTGTCGCCATCGTCTATATAATCTCTATTTTGCCATTTTTCTAGTAGCCAATCATGCCACCTTTCTGCATACTCATCTCTATCTAATCTACCCGGAGCCGATATCGGGTCATTATTCTCATCACAATAGTCTAGCCACATTCGTGTACAAAAACTATTAAAATTACTACTCATCTTTTAACCATTCCCATCTATTAGAAACTACCTTATTATATGCTTTTAGTTCTAATGGACTCATTACTTCTCTTGCGTCGGTTCTTTTAATTGATTCAATATCATCAGATTCTGTATTAGGTATCCACCCAACAGGTATACCACCACAAGACTTTTCATTTTTGTTTCTCATATATCTATTTATATGAAAAGGAGGGCCGAAGCCCCCCTTCCTTCACTTATTTTTCATTTACGAATTCATTCAGCTGTCTAGCAACTTGAATGACGTCTTCGCCAACAATCTCTCTTAACGGTAAAGATTTTTTATCGTTAGGAAAGTTTTCATTGTGTGCATTAATGGAATCAACTTCTCTATAGTAGTTTCCTTCCAACAGACCTTGTGCTTGATTAAGTAAATCGGCTCTGATTTCGAACCCTGATTTATTATTGGACATGATATCCTCCTTGTGTGTATGTGTGTTAATATAATAGGAATATTTCTATTCCCTCCTCGGTTCTTTATTTTCTAAAGTACCTATATTATATATACGAGTAAAACACCCCAAGTACAAAAAAAAAGAGGATCCGAAGATCCTCTTTTAATAAAGTGATTACTTTACGGTTAGACCATAATGTCGTCAACTCTGAAGATACGGAAATAAGGGTTAGCTCTGTCCGTTCCAACGCCATCAACGGCGACGAAAGGATTAGCAACCATGCCATACCTAGTCTTGAATCCGATACGAGGTTGGAAATCATTCTCGCCAATTGCTTTGACCATAGTCAAAGGAACGTATGGGCAGTAGAATATACCAGCGTCATAAGGATTAGATCCGCGATACCCAACACATGCGAAATCGCCAGTTGAATAAGGATCTATGTAGACTTTAAGACGTCCATTAAGAACTCCGGCAAAAGTATTGCCAGTGTCATCAACAGATAGTCCAGTTGAAAGTGCAGGAGTATAATCCATTACACCAGATGCTGCAAGTGCAGATGCTACGTCAGAAGAACACAGTACAAAGTTACCTTTGCCTCTTCGTGTTTCTTTAGAAATAACGTTTGCTTCTCTTTCGAGTTGCATTACTAGTCCTTTGAATTTTTCTGCCATCCATCTACCATCAGAGTCAGTTCCGACATCAAAGATACCAGAAACTGCTGTACTAGATTGAAGTGCACCAATTTTTGCTTTAGTAAGAATTGTTCTAACAACTTCTCTGTTGATTTCCGCTAGGATCTCTGCAGATAGAATGTTAGCCAATTCGCCTTCAGCGTCAAGGCCATGGACAGCTTTCAGATCTTGTGCTAGTTCCATAGTGTATTCAGCTTTAAGAGCTCTTGACTTAGCTGTGACGGTTGATTTCTCGATTGAGAAAGCCATTTCGCCAATTGCGTCGCCGGCTGCTATTGCTGAACCTACAACGTGAGTACCTTTAGCTTCAGCACTCGCTGTTGCTAAACCAGAACCGAATGTAGAAACTGTATCAGCTTCATCGGCTATAGTCGCATCAGTATCAGCGTCAGTAACACCAACTAATCCAGTAGGATCAGCTTGATGTGTGCCTGTACCTGAGAAGTCTGTATCAGCTTCATCAAATAATGCTTCAGTACCACCCTGAGTTGTATACCTAGATTTCATTGCAAAGATTAGACCAGTTGGTCCGCTCATAGGCTGAACGCCTGCGATATCATATGCAATCAAATTAGGCATTGCACGCCTGACTAAAGAAATTAAGATAGGATCGAAGTTATCGACACCTGAGCCAGTTTTATTGGCTGCAGCTGCCTCGGAGATGTCTCCGAAACTTCTTTGTATTCTTTCTTCCCTTAGGGCTACTTCTTGGTTTTCAAGAAGACGTGCAGTAACCGCTTTTCGATATTTGTCCTCAATCGCTGGAGCATCTTCATGCTCTAGGACTGGTGACCATTTTTCGATTAAGTTTTGGTCTGCGTTAAACATTTGTATTTACCTCTAGGTTAAAATGTTATTGGTTATGTTTACTAATGGCTTGAGTATATGCATTCATTGCATCAGATACAGGAGCTGATTCAGTTCCGTTATCTTCTCCAACTAGTGCATCAGCTTCGTCCACTGGTCCATTGTCAGTATTAGTAAAGTAAGATTCTTTGATAGTCTTAACTTTCGTTTCGAAAGTTTGAGCATCTTCAAAATCTATATCTTCAACCAATCCAGCCAATTTCTCTGCTTCAGTAGCTGCTAAGCCCGAAGATTGTCCACGCACGATGTCGGCTCTTTCATAAGATTGAGCTTGATCATGTAATCGTATATTATCTTCTGTGGATTTATTGAGTTGGTCCTCAAGTTCGGAAACTTGCTCGGCGAGATCGTCGATTAAGTTAGCCTTACCTTCAGGAACTTCAATATAATGTTCCTTGAACACAGTTTGTAAAGATTGCATGAATTCTTCAGCGATCTCAGTTCTGAGACCTTGTTGAACTGCAACTTCATTTTCTTTCATCCATCCTTCAACTACGTAGTTAAGGTATGAATCTACCTTTTCTACCATTTCAGTTTGAATGTCAGAAACTTCTGTTTCAAGATTTTGCGCATATTCAGATTCGAGTCTGTCTATCTCGGAACCTACTTTTTGATTATAAGCAGCTTCAAAAATAGCACCAGCTTTATCACGGAATCCATCGGATAATGTAGCTTCATTAGCTACAATAAGATCTAGGTCTTCGTTCCAGTCAGCAGATTCAGCTTTTGCAGAAGCATCAGAAGGTTTAGCTTGGATAGTTTTATCCTTTTCACTTTTCTTCTGTGCGTCTATAGCTTTACCTACAGAACCGTCATCTTCAGACTCTTCAATACTTTTTACCATTTTGGCAAACAACTGTTGCGCTTCGTGTTTGCGAGCCTTTTTAAGCATTTCGACAGCAGCGTTAATTACACCAGCTTTAGTCTTAGGAATTGATGGGGCGGCAGGAGCAGATTCCTCTACTTCTTCGTCTTCATCTTCTTCTTCTTTAACTTTTGCTTCGGCAACTTCTTCAATTTCCTCTTCAGCTTCATCAGAAACTTCAGACTCAATTGATTCAACAACCTCTTCTTCGCTTACTTGCGCAAGCTCTTCTTGAGATTCTTGATCTTCTGTAGAAACGTCTTCGACTAAGTTTTTAATTGTGTCAGTCATAGACATATTTAATTCCTCCAAATAAGAGTTTTCTAAAGTTTAGAGAGGAAATTCTTGAACGCTTTTATCTCTAGCTCAGGCAAAAGCCTTGCAGGAGCACGTTTTATTTCAGTCTCAATTGATTCAATTTCTCGAGCTTTCAAGATGCCATTGTCCCAGATCCAGTCCACACCTTCCATTATTCCGTTAACGAAAGCGGAAGGAGCAGAGGGGTCTTGGACGATGTCCACTGAAGCTAACATAAAGTCAGACTTCACGTACATGCCATCTCTACGGTTCTCAAGAGTTCCCATACCACGACTTGATACACCCAACTTAACACCACCTTCAAGTAAACCTTCAACGATTTTTCCCATAGGGGTTTTTAGTATAGATGCTTTTCCTATAACATTATTTCCCTGGAATTCCAGGTTCGTAATCTTATGTGAAACTTTGTCAAGGTTAACTGTTGGTCCTTCTGGATGATTTAATTCTCCAACAGCTCTACCTTGGGAAACCTGCTCTTTGACATATTTGTCAACGGCAGATTCCAAAATCTTTTTTTCGTACACGCGGCCATTACGATTTTTCTTCTCGGCCTGCATGAATACGCCTTCAATATGAAGGTTTTTCTTTCCGTTCTTAGTTTCTACTAAGATTTCTAACGGACTATTTACATATTCTGATATTAATTTCATTTTTCTTCTTCTTCTCCAATTAAGAGTTCTAAAAAGGAAGTAGCAGCCTCCTCGGCTTCCACTTGATTATCAAAATCATCTGATAGTAAATTACCATCAACTGTAATAGAATAGGTAGTTTCTTCTTTAGCGATAACTACTTCCTTTCCTTCAAAAGTATATTTTTTTACAATTACATTTTTAGGAGTAATTCTTTCTCTCAATTCTTTAAATGAGAACGGCATAGGTTATTCCTCACCCGCTTCTAAACCATCTAGATCTATTTCAATTTCTTGATCTTCTATTTCTTCAGGTTGTTTACCTAAATTAGAAGCGATCTCTACTTTAGTAGCATCTAATGCAGCTTTAAGTTTTTCACCCATTACTGTATCAAATGATTGTTTAGCTTTTACATTATCACCCGTTTTAATATCATTAACTAACTCATTTGTATTCATAATTTTTCCTCTTATATATTTATAAAAAATTAAATGTCAAGGGTAAGATCTTGTCCTTCCTTCTCACCTTCGGACTCAATTTGTTTATCGATTTCTTCAATTTCTTCTTCAGATTGTCTTAAAACCTGCTTCCGAATCCATTCATTTGAAACATATTTACCTACATATTCATCTAATGTAGATAACATTTCAAACCTTTCTCGAATCATTTCTGATTCTTTCAATTCACTGAAGTAATTATCTTCAATAAAATCAAATACTATATCTTCTTTCCAAGCATTCCAGTCTTTTAAAGTAATAATACCTTTTAATAATAACTGGGTTTTAAGTGCCTGGAAGAAT